GGATGGCGACCAAAGATTGCCACAAAATATATGCGGGGCAAGAAAAATACACGGATCATAGCGTAGTAATCACCACTTGGCAGTCGATCTATAAAGAACCTAGAAAGTGGTTTGATAGGTTTGACGTTGTGATCGGTGATGAGGCGCACCAATTCAAAGCTAAGTCTTTGACTACGTTGATGTCTAAGTTGCATGAATGTAAGTATCGTATTGGATTTACTGGAACTTTAGACGGAACGAATGTCAACCAGTTGGTGTTAGAAGGTTTGTTTGGTAGATGCTCTCAAGTAACCAGAACAAATCAATTAATGAAAGCAGGTCATGTTGCCAAACTAAAAGTCAAGATAGTTCTTTTAAAACATGACGAACAATTATTTGAAGGGTATCAAGATGAAATTGAATACCTAATTGAACATGAAGGACGGAATAAATTTATTCGTAATCTTGCATGTGATGTCAAGGGAAATACACTTGTCCTTTTCAACTATGTAGAGCGACATGGAGAACCTCTTTACAACTTGATAAATAGTCATACAGACAGACCCGTGTTTTTCGTTCACGGGGGTGTGGATGTTGATGATCGCGAAGAGATTCGCAGGTTAACGGAGGTGTCGGACAACGCAATCATAGTTGCGTCTTATGGTACATTCTCTACAGGCATCAACATAAAAAGATTACATAACGTTATTTTTGCTTCTCCTTCAAAGTCCAGAGTTCGCAACCTACAATCTATCGGTCGTGTTCTAAGGAAAGGTGAAAATAAATCACAAGCAACATTGTATGACATTGCGGATGACATTTCCACAGACAGAGGAAACAATTACACGTTGAATCATCTAATGGAAAGAGTCAAAATATATAACGAAGAAAAATTTCAGTATGAGCTCATAGATGTAAAACTAAAAGCTTATGATTAATTACGCAAAACACGACGAAGAATTTCACGGTATATTCAAACTGGTTAGTGGTGAGGAGATCCTTGCCAAAGCAGTTTTGACTGAAGATAAAGGTGAGTCTTTAATTTTTATTTCTGATCCTGTTAGCGTACAAGCGATCACAAAAGAGATTGGAAATGAAAAGGTAGTAAGAGGTATGGGATTTACAAAGTGGATCCCTATGTCTGAAGAAGACTTTTATATTCTTAGAGAAAAGGATATCGTGACTATTGCTACAATGAGTAAACCAATAGTCTTGATGTACGAGGCATACATCATTGGTGAAGATGCCGCAGGTGCGAAATTGAAAGAACGAAAAGTTTCGCCTAGCACCAATGAGGGTTATCTGGGTAATACCGACGACGTTCGTGCCCTCTTAGAAAAAATATATAAGATGAATAAGTAAAGCTATTATTCTTCTGAACCCTTACAGTGTTATTTTACTCAAACTTGACAGTGTTGTCAAGTGTGTTATAATGTACACAAAGCAAAATTCATATGAAAGTGACTCCAAAAAAGCGACAGCACTATGTAGATAACCAAGAATTTCTTGCTGCTATCATCAAATACAAAGAGAAAGTTGATTATGCGAAAGAACATGATCTGCCGAAACCTCGTGTCAATAATTACATTGGTGGTTGCTTTTTGAAGATCGCTACACATTTATCATACAGACCAAACTTCATCAACTACATGTATAAAGATGATATGGTTTGTGATGGTATTGAGAATTGTATTCAATATATTGATAACTTCGATCCTGCCAAGAGTAGAAATCCCTTTGCATATTTTACTCAGATTGTATACTACGCATTCTTGAGAAGGATCGCAAAAGAAAAGAGACAGATGGATATCAAAGATAAAATTTTAGAGAAGTCAGGCTACGATCATGTGTTTAGTGTTGACGGAGACGCCAGTTCAGAGTATAATCAAATTAAGTCCCGTGTCGAAATGAATTCTAAACGATGAAGATCCTGCTGATTACTGATCAACACTTCGGAGTTCGCAACGACAATCAACATTTCATCAATCATTATAAAAAGTTTTACAATAATATTGTAATTCCTTTCATCAAAGCGTCTGGTATTAAACAGATTATTTGTTTGGGTGATACTTTTGATCGTCGTAGAGCAATTAACTTTATGTCTCTTAATGAGGCAAAGGAAATGTGGTTTGATCCATTGAGAGATATGGGCATTCCAATGACTATGCTTGTAGGTAACCATGACATCTACTACAAAAACACTCTACGAGTTAATGCCCCAAATGAACTCCTTCGGGGGTACGACAACATCGATATCATTGATGACTGCGCTACCGTTGATTTTGACGGTCTTTCTGTTCTTCTTTTGTCTTGGATATGTGATGACAACCGAGAGCGATTCCTCAAGGTTATTCAGGAAACTGATGCTGATGTTTGTATGGGTCACCTTGAGCTTAACGGTTTTGAAGCACATCCTGGTCATGTAATGGAAGGTGGGATGGATCCGAACATATTCAAAAAATTCAAACGAGTATTTTCGGGACACTATCACCAGAAATCTACTAAAGGAAATATTAGATATCTGGGTAACCCTTATCAACTTTATTGGAATGACTATGCCTCGAAGAGGGGATTTCACGTCTTTGATACAGATACTCTTAAGACTACTTTTTATCGGAATCCCTTTGATGTTTTCTATAAACTTTATTATAATGCTGGAGTTACTATCCCAGACGAATCCGAAGTCAGAGGATCCTTCGTCAAACTAATCGTAGAGGATAAAGGTGATTATTCTAAGTTTGATTACACTGTAAAAGTCTTGCAAGACATGGGTTGTGCAGACTTAAAAATTGTAGAAGATCTTAGTGTAGCACTAGAAAACGGTACTGAAGTAGTGGAGACCGAAGATACAATGACATTGCTTGACAAATATATAGATGATATAGAGATGAAAGTCAACAAATCTAATATCAAATCTGTCATGCGGTCGTTGTATACAGAGGCATCTGCACTATAATGTTTATTCTTACCGATAAAAAAACTGGTGGTGTCTATGCCACCAAAAACAAAACTGGTAAAGTCGTACAAGTTTTTGAAGACGAAGACGATGCTACTAGATATATGATTCTTCTGGAAGCAGAAGAGTATTCAGAAGAATTAGAAATTATGGAAGTGGATACAGAACTTGTCGCTATGAATTGTGACAGTTATGGGTATTCTTATGCTATAGTAGAACCAACTGACTTGCTTATCCCTAGACTTGATACATGATTGTTTTTGAAAATATCAAGTGGAAGAACTTTCTCTCCACTGGTGACCAATGGACAGAGATTAATCTCAGTGAGAGTCCATCGACTCTTATTGTTGGTGCTAATGGTGCAGGCAAGTCTACACTCCTAGATGCTTTGTGCTTTGCTCTCTTTAACAAACCATTTAGAAAAATTAGTAGAGGGCAACTAGTAAACAGTATTAATGAAAAAGGACTCAAGGTTGAAGTATGCTTTAGTATTGGGCGGGATGAGTATCGTGTCTTTCGCGGAGCGAAGCCTAATATCTTTGAGGTATACAAAAACAATAAAATGGTTGACCAAGATGCTGCTGCCAGAGACACGCAGAAGTATCTCGAACAATCAGTTCTCAAACTCAATTACAAATCATTCACACAAGTTGTCATCTTGGGTTCATCCACATTTGTCCCCTTCATGCAACTTACCGCACCTCACCGACGAGAAGTTATTGAAGATCTACTTGACATCAACATCTTCTCGCACATGAATACAATCCTGAAGGATCGTGTTCGCAATGCTATGACTCAAAGTCGTGATTGTGATCATCTCCTTCATATTGCAGAGGAGCGTGTAAATAATCAAGAAAGAATTATCAATACTCTTACTGAAGTAAATCAAAATCGTCAAGAAGAAAAGAAAAATACTCTGACGAATAATAAGAAAAAAATTGAAACAGAACAGAAAGCACACGAGAAACTAAAAGAAGAAGTTGATAGTCTTAACGTACAGTTTGATGGTGTAGAGGAACATAAAGAAGTATTGGATAGTCTTCGACAAAAACAATCTGATTGTAATTCGGAACTTAAATCTACTGCGAAAGAATTGAAATTCTTTAAGACGCATGATGAGTGTCCTACTTGCTCTCAGCAAATTGAGAAAGCATTTCAAAATGCAATGATCGGTAGTCTTGAAACTAAGGGTAAGAATCTCACTAAAGAATTTAAAGGACTCACTAATCAGATTGCTGATGCAGTTGGTATTATTGAGAAGATGGAAGATATTTCAAGGAAGGCAGTTGAAACTCGTAGTAGAATCTCTGCATCTGAAAGAGAGATTGTACGTCTTGAGATGGAAAATTTGCAGATCAATAAAGAGTTGATTGAGTTGCAAACAAATACTCCTAACATTACAAGTGAAAAAGAATCGCTAGTAAAATTTCAAAAAGAACTGGAGGTAACTCAAAAAGATTGTGGCAAGATTAGTCAATCTCTTGATGAGTTTAAAGTTGTTAGTAGTCTTCTGAAAGACTCTGGTATCAAAAGTCAAATTATCAAAAAATATGTCCCTATCTTTAATAATCTAATCAATAAATATCTGCACAGTATGGACTTCTTTGTCAACTTCACACTTGATGAAGAATTCAAAGAAGTTATCAAGAGCAGATTCCGAGATGAATTTTCATACTCATCTTTCTCTGAAGGTGAAAAGCAAAAGATTGACCTTGCTCTACTGTTCACATGGCGTGAAGTTGCTCGTATGAAGAATAGTGTTGCAACTAATCTTCTAATCCTTGATGAAGTTTTTGATAGTTCTTTGGATACTGAAGGTACAAATGAACTCTTGAAGATTCTTCGTTCACTGGGTAATACAACCAACGTATTTGTGATATCTCATAAAGGTGAAATTCTCGTAGATAAGTTTCTGCGAACGGTAAAATTTGAAAAGATAAATGATTTCTCGAAAATGTCAGACGATTCGTAATGCATGGAGAGTCTGGGCAAAAGCATTAGGTGCGAAGGATGGACGAACAAACAGAGAAGCTGATACTATTGCTGGCA